GATCTTGCGGGTGCCGAGGGAAGCGAAGTGCTCACGAACTAGGTCGATTGGGTCCATTCAGCACCTCAGACCGTCAAAGTCGACAGCGCGCCGTTGCCCTCGATAGTGATCGAGCCTTCGACCATCCCGTCGAACGCGGCAGAGATGTCGAACTTGGTCACGATGCCGCCGCCGGAATAATAGGTGGACGTTGCGGCGATGCCCTCGGGGTACAGGTTGACGGTCACGGTCGAGCCGATGGTCAGCGCGATCTGGCCGGCGTCGACCTCGTCCCAGAAGAGATCGCCGTTGACGGACCACGTCTTTAGCGTGGCCTTGCGCGTGCGGTAGGTGTCGCCGATTACCGAGTCCTCGACGACGTCGGAGGAGTGAGCGACTGCGTAGTTGCGGAGCTCCCCGATGGTGGTCGAGGAGATTTTGACGGTGCCTTCGCGGCCGAGATGGTTAGCCATTTTAGTCGGTGGTTAAATAGATACAGTTGAAGTTGTGACGGGCGGTTCCCCACCGGAGGTTTTCGTCCGGCTCGATCACATAATCCACGCTCGTCAAATGCAAATCACGACAGACGCCGCCTAGGGTAACGTCTGACAAAACGGCCGCTTCCACCGCAGCGGAGCCGGTGTCGAAGAGATCGTCGATGAGCGTCGTCGAGGTCTGCGCGGTGAAGTATTCGACCACGACCTGAAGCACGCGGTATTGGTCGCGGTTCGCCGGCGCGAGCGTCCGCACCTCGACGTCCTCGTGGACGGCATAGACAGCGCAGGACGGGAACGAAACCGAGGCGAGCGTGTTGTTGCGGCCCTTGAGGATGTTGGCGGTTACGACCACGCCTTGCGTAGTGAGCGCGGTTGCGATGGCGTTGCGGATGTTGGTTCTCGTGCTCATTGCGGCATATTCTCCTGCACGCGGCCGGCGCCGTCGACGCGCGCGAAACCAAGGTTGACCGCGCGGTTGGCGAGGATGGCGTCGACCTTCTTTAGCGTGATCTTCCTTCGGAACTCCAGCCCCGCGTTGACGTAGCGGTCAGGATTCGGCACCTTAATCCCGGTCGCCGTGCCGATGACGTAGGGATTCGCGCCGAAGTTGACGCTGGACGTGCCCGCCTTGGGCGCGTGCCGGCGGACCCACGCCGGGATGCGGATGCCGCAGGCGAGCGCCGCGGAGGCGAAGCCGGCCTTCGACCATCCGACCCATTGCTGGACCCACCGCAGGTAGTTGTCGGCGGTATCGTTCGAGATCCACATCTGATCCTGCACCTTCCAGCGACCGATTGTGCTTTGCGATACGAACGGCACGCGCCCGTACTTGTTCCGGTATCGCAGGTGGAAGTTGTTCATCTCGGCCACCGATGCGCTCGGGCGCCAGAACTTCCAGTAGATGCGGATCGTCTTCGAGCTTTCCCAGCCGAGGCGCACGGCGGCGGTCTCGGTGCGCTCGCGCTTCGGCGGCTGAATCGTCGAGTTGCCGATGCGCTGGAAAAGGCCGATTGAGGCGTATCGCGCCCCGCTGCGGCGCCGCCCGCCGAACAGATCCGACTTGATCGCGTTCTCGCCCTGCTGCTTGGCCTTTGTCGAAAGGCCCGATCCGCGCGGCTTCGTGCTGCCCGGCACCGGCGTCGGCGGGATGATGAGCATGATCGACTTTGCGACGTTGCCGCCCTCCTGCTTGATGACCTTGCCGAGATCCACGCGCGCGGCCAGCGCGAGACGCTGCAAGGCGTAGTCGAGCTTCGCCGAGTTTAGCGTGACCGCGATCATATCGCCTTGATGACATCCATCTCGCAGCCCGCCCCCTCCGCGTCAAAGCGGACCTGCTCGACGAAGTAGGTCACGCCCGCGCGTCCGCAGGTCGTGGCCGGCGCCGGCGTGCCGGTGACCTGCGACGTCGTGAAAAAGACCGTGAAGCGCACGTCGTCCCGGCGCTGCTCCTCGAAGTCACCAAACATCGTCCGGCTTGACGACCAGACGCCCGTGACCGTGGAGCCGAGATACGCGAACGTGATACCGGCCTGATCGAGGATACCGCCCTGATCGGCGGCAAGCTGGGTCGGGTCGAAGTCGCGGACGGCCATACCTAATCAGGAATTGTCACAACCCACGACGCATCGCTGAACTGGTCATCCTGCGCGACGCCCGACGGCACGTGCCAGAAATGCTGGCGGACGGCGCCGGCGATGATGCACGGCGCGGAGTTGACCGTGAAGACGTCGGCCGCGTCGCGGATCAGGCGCGGCAGGTGCGCGGGCGAACGGGCGAAAACCATATCCCGGTCGGGCACGCCTTGGTCTCGCAGGTGGCCCAGCTGGAGCGCGTCGACGAGAAAGACGATGCGATGCTGGGTCCGCTCCGCGCAGGCGTCCAGAAGCGCGCCCAGCGGGTACTGGCGCCCCTGCGAGTAGCCCATCGGGGCGAAGAGGCAGACCGGCTCGCGGAGGCCGTATTCGGCCAGCATCGGCTGCTCGTCGATCAGGTCGAAGACCGGCCGGCGGTCGAGGCCGGCGAACTCGGGGAACAGACCGAAGACGAACTCGCTCCACGGCTTGCCGCTCCGGCGGTACTCGTCGTACCGGCGCGGCCAGATCTGGAGGTCGATGACGCGCCCGTAGTTCATCGCAGCGCGGTCCTCCGGCCGGGCGGGGCGGGCGTAGCTGACGCAGCCGAACAAGCCCCAGTACGACTCGAGGCATTCGACGTACACGCTGTGCCCTTGGCTCGCAAGGCAGCGCGCGATGGGCAGGATGCGGATGATGTCGCCCAGCCGCATCTGATAGACGAGGCAGATCTTCATTTGCGGAAAACCATCGTCAGGATGTTCGGCCCCTGCGCGTCCGGCTCCGGCAGGCGCACCTCGTCCTCAGGGTTGCCCACGTAGACGGCCCGCATCCCGACACCCGCGAATAGGTTCGACAGCGAATCCGGCGTGAAGTGCCAGAGGTGCTCGCCCGGGCGGCGGTGCTTCCAGTTCTTGAACCACTCCCAGCCTAAGCACGGATGCCACCACGGGAGCGAGACGACGACGGTTTTCGCGCTCATCTCGCGGATGCACTCGAGCGAGTCGAAGTGCTCGAGGCTGTCGAAGAACGTGATCACGTCCCAGTCGTACATCGCCCAGCCCGGGCCGACCTTGTTGACGAACTCCGGCAGCGGGTACGGCGAGACGTCGTGCCCATAGAGCCGCGCCTTCGGCTGGATCGCGCGCATCGCCTCGAGGAACGCGCCGGTCCCGCAGCCGACGTCGAGCACCTTGCGCGCCTTGGGCGCCCAGCGGTTGACCAGCTCGGCGCGGATTTGCGAGAGCGCGGCCTGCGGGTACTTCTCGTACCGGGCGACGTAGGCGTGGTCGTAGACTGCGCGGATGCGCCGGTCCTTGGAGAACAGGGCGCCCGTGATGACGTCGATTTCGTATTCGTCTTGGATCATTGCGCGTCGGGGTTGCGGGTCTTGAAGATCGCCTCGCCGGCGATGTAGCGGTCGCGGGAGTTATTGTGGGCGTAGGTGGCGTCCATCGAGCCCTTGCCAAAGGCCGGATGCTGATGCTCGAAGCGGAAGCGGTCGCGCGCGTCGATCACGATGCCATCCCGCCACGCCCGGTGGGAGAACTCGTTGTCGCTGAACACGGACTCGTAGCCCTCGAAGAACAGATCGCCCTGCGCCTCCAGCCGGGCGCGGGAAAGGATCGCCATACAGAGGAGCTTATCCGTCCGGTGCCCGTCCGAGACCGCGATCACGACCGGCTCGCGCTTGAGATCGCGGCCCTCGACGAGCGACATCAGCTTCGCGTCCCAGCCCGGCGGCGGAATCCAGTCGTCCGAGACTTGCACCAGCAGATCGCCGCGCGCCTTCCTCGCGGCTAGATTCCACGCGGCCACGCAGGACCGCTTCTCCGAGGTGACCGAGACGAACTGCCGCGCCATCTGCACGCTCTCCTTGTCGTCCGCGTCGACGGCGAAGATGTGCTCCACCCGCTCGGGCCGCTCGGCCAGTTGCAGCCAGACCTCGCGC